CTCCTGGGGCAGCTCATGACCGCGGCCTACTCCCGCCTCGACCTCGCCGAGATGCTGCGCGAGGGCCAGGCCGAGCTGATCGAGGTAGAGCGCAGCAAGGCCTGGGGCCTCTCGATCACGGCGCGCGAGGTGCGGGCATGAGCGGCCGCAGGGGCAAGGCCAAGAGCATGACGCAGCTGCACGCCGAGGCGCACGCAGAGATCGAGCAGGCCCGCCTGCAGGCAGAGCGCTCCGCCCGCGGCGGCAGCCCCTTCGTGGCTCGCTACGATCAGCAGCGCTACGAGGGGCTGCTGCGCCTGCATGGCGCTCTGTTCGATCTCTACCACGCCGAGGCTCAGGCATGAGCTAGCCCGGCGCTCCTCCGGGTGTTACCATCCCGAGCAGAACCGGATCACCCCTACGGCGTCGAGAGAGGCGCCCAGCAGCTCGCTCCTCGAGCCGCTGGGCGCCTCCTCTGCGTCCTGGGCATTGAATGATCGAGTGGCCCGCGTGGCCCACCACCCGCTAGCAGCGCTGAGGAGAGCGGCGGCAAAGCTGCCGCGCCTGCCCTCCTCGAGGATCGGAGAGGAGGACCGCGACGTGGCGAAGTACCGAGTTCTGATCGGCATCAACTACCCGGACGGCCAGGGCGGAGAGAGCCGCGCGGAGCCGGGCGCCGTCGTGGACGATCTCCCTGAGAAGGCAGCCAAGTGGATGCTGCGCGACGGGATCATCGAGCAGATCGGCAAGGCGGCCAAGCCTGCAGCCGACGAGGCAGAGGAGGCTGAGAGCTGATGCCTACGTTCCGACACGGCAAGAACACCAAGGTTTTCATCGACGAGTACGATCTGAGCAACCAGCTGCGCGAGGCCAACGTCTCAGGCGAGGCAGATACCGCCGAGACGAGCGCCTTCGGAACCCAGGACAAGACCTACGTGGTCGGCCTGATCGGCTCCAACGCCTCTCTCTCCGGCATGTTCTCGGGAGCGGCTGGCGAGGACGACGCGCTGTTCAACAGCTGGAACGCTGACGACCTCGACCATGTAACCACGATCTGCCATGAGGGGACCGGGGCTGCAGGCACAGGGGTCGGGCGCCGCGCGTCGATCCTGCCGGGCAAGTTCTACTCCCGATCCGTCACGAACTCGCTGACCGATATGGTCGGGATTCAGGCGATGGTGCAGAGCGACGGACCCGCCAGGACCGGCCTTCTGCTGCATGACTACGCGACCGCCGAGACGGCCACCGGAAACACGACCGGCCAGGACAACGGCGCAGCGACGGCGTTCGGCGGAGCAGCCCACCTGCACGTGCCGATCAACAGCCGCAACGGCACGCTGATCGCCAAGGTGCAGCACTCAACGGACAACTCCGCCTGGTCCGATCTGATCACGTTCACCACGATCAACGCCTCGACCGTGGGCAAAGAGCGCATCTCGCTCGCCGCGGGGACAACCGTGAACCGCTACGTGCGCGGCCAGTGGACGATCGCAGGCACGACCGGCTCGGTCAGCTTCCTGATCGCGTTCGCCCGGTACACGTTCTAGGAAGGAAGGGACGCATGCCAGATACCGTCATCGCAAACACCCTCTCCGTGGGGTCGGAGGGGACGCTCGTGCTGCGGCTCCGCTCGGGGACCGCGGCGATCGACCCGCCGAGCATCGCGGCCACAACGCGCGGCGCCGCAACCTTCACGCTCACGGGCGCCAAGGTGGGAGACGTGGTGCAGCTGCAGCCGCCAGCTGCGCTGAACGACGACCTGATCTACTGCGGCGCCGACGTCACGGCAGACGACACGGTGACCGCATATCTCTACAACCCGACCGGCGCGCCGATCGACGATGCAAGCCAGACGTGGCGCTACCTCTGGCTCGACCTGACCCGATAGCAGAGAGGAGCAGAGCAGATGCCGACATTCAGGCACGGCAAGGTCACAGCGCTCAAGATCACCGACAGCGCTGGGTCCCTGCGCGACATCAGCAACACGCTCCGCCAGGTGGACTTCCCGCGGGAGGCCGACACGGCAGAGACGAGCGCCTTCGGGACGTTCGACAAGACCTATGTGGTGGGCCTCGTCGGCTCGAGCCTGAGCTGCTCGGGCATGTTCGACGCGACGGTGGACGGATACCTGAACGGCATCCGCGGCCTCGATATCGGGGGCGCCTACACCGGGGCCTTCCAGCATGGGCCGGAAGGAACCACGACCGGGCGCGTTCGCTACTCCGGGGTCGCGCTCTGCATCAGCTACTCGATCACGAACGGCATCGGGGACATGGTCGGCTTCACGGCCAACTTCCAGATCACCGGAGCCGTGACGCGCGACACCTGGCCGTAAGCCAGCAGCAGACGAAGGGGGCAAGCATGGGCAGCATCGAAGACAGGGTCCGGGCAAGCCAGGACATTACGAACCGCGTCGTGGCAGTTCCCGAGTGGGCCGACGACAGCGGCGACTTGAAGATCGAGGTTCGGTCCATGACCGGCCGCGAGCGCGCGGAGATTCTGCGCCGCGCGATCGACCCGGAAACCGGGGAGGTGAACTACGAGCGGCTCTACCCCGCGATCATCGTGGCGACGTGCTTCGATCCCGAGACGGGAGAGCGAGCGTTCAGCGACGCAGCGCTCTCCTGGCTGAACGAGAAGAACAGCAAGCCGCTGGAGCAGCTGGCGACAGTCGGGATGCAGCTCTCCGGCATCAGCAAGGACGCGAAGGAGGAGGCTCAGGCCACGTTTCCTGAGCGGGGAGTCTGAGCGGGCGTTCTACTTCGGCCTGGCCGAGCGGCTCGGCATGACGGTAGGCGAGCTGCTGGACCGGATCAGCTCGGCAGAGCTGACCGAGTGGGAGGCCTACTTTGCAACGCAGGAGTTCAAGCGCGAGATGCGAGAGGCGGCGTTCTAGGTGACGACAGTCGCAGAGCTGGTGGCGGTGCTGAGGGCCGACGCTCGCCAGTTCACTGCGACGATGGAGGGAGCGCAGGCGGAGGTCGCTGCGCTCGGCGCCGAGTCGAAGGCGGCCTCGGGCATGGTGTCAAAGGCCATGCTGGGGATCGGGGCGGCCTCCGTCGCTGGCATAGCGCTCGCCGTCAAGGCGTTCCAGAGCTGGGCCTCCGAGGTTCGCAACGTCACCCGCGTAACGGGCCTCTCCGCCGAGGCCGCCTCGAAGCTCGCGTTCGCAGGCGAGGAGGTCGGCGTCTCTACGACGACGATGGCGACGAGCTTCGGCATCCTGGCGAAGAACATTCAGACCAACAGCAAGTTCCTCACGACGTACGGGATCGACGTCACCAAGGCCAACGGCGAGCAGCGATCCCTGAACAGCATCCTGGGCCAGGCGGCCGACGAGTACATAGCGCTGGGCGGCGGGCTAAAGGGCGCCGCTATGGCGCAGCAGTTGTTCGGCCGAGGCGGCCGCGCTCTGATCCCGCTCCTGACGCGAGGCAGCGAGGGCATCAAGGCCCTGGGCGATCAGGCAGAGCGCCTGGGCCTCGTAATGTCGCAGGACGATCTGGATGCCGCGCGCGACCTCTCGATCGCCGAGCGAGAGCTGGGCGCCACGTTCAAGGGCGTCGGCGTCTCGATCGGGCGCGAGTTCCTGCCGATCGTGACCGAGGTCGTGCAGAAGTTCCAGGGCGTCGTCGAGTGGATCGGCCAGCTGAACCCGGACCTCGTTGCCAACGCCCTGCGCTTCGGCGCCCTCCTCGGCGCGATCGCAGCGGTGAACAAGGTCGGCGTAATCCTGATCGGCTGGGGCAAGACGGCGGTCGGGATGCTGGGGACGCTGACGGGGGTCACGACGACGACGGCCGCCAGCATGACCACGCTGGAGGCTGCCGAGGTCGATGCTGCCGTCGCGGGCAAGCTGTTCATCGCCAACGCGCAGGGCATGGTCATCAGCGAGCGCGAGGTCGCAGCCAACGCCGCGATCACGACCGACGCGCTGGTGGCCGAGGGAGACGCGACGGTCGCCGCAGGGGGCAAGATGAAGGCGTTCGCCGCAGGGGCCTGGGCGGCGCGCGGCGGCATTATCGCGTTCGCCGTTGGCGCGATCGCCGCGAAGAACCAGATCGACAACATCTACAAGGGCGCCGACGATCTCGCCAACCAGTTCCAGATCACGGAGGAGCAGGCGGCAGGGCTGCAGTCTCGGATGAACGGCCCGCTCCTCGGCGGAGACTGGAAGGACATAGGCCACAACCTCGCCGATATGAACCCGTTTGCGCATGGAGTCGAGGAGGCCTCGACTGCGTTCCAGGCGTTCGCTGCGGATGCGCTCTCTGCTGGCAAGTCCCAGGTCGAGGTCAACGCTGCCTTCGACGCAGCGCTGCCGCTGCTGAACGGAAACCGCGCGTCGATCTCCAGCTTCTCGGACGAGCTGTACAAGAGCATCGGGCTGCAGAAGGACCAGACGGGAGCGCTCGAGGATACGACGACCGCGATGGACGATCTGATCGCCTCGTCCTCGCAGCTGAAGCAGATCACGAACGCGCAGGGGGCGGTCGCTGCAGGGACGGCGCAGCTGGCCTCCGTCTCGGGGCAAGACCTCTCGAAGCTCAGCGCGGCCTACGACGATCTGATCACGAACGCCAAGGCGACCACGCAGGACTACCTCGATGTTCTCGGGCAGCTGCAGGGAGCGGAGGATGCGTTCACGCAGTCCACTGTCGATGCGTTCGGCGGCGCCTCGGGCGCGCTCTCGAAGTTCAGCGGCCAGCAGCACGTGGACGCGGGCAAGATGGAGGGCGCACTGCAGAGCTACATGGACAAGCTGCAGACCTGGCGCCACGCCTTCAACACGATCATGCAGGGCAGCGGCAAGGACGCGCAGCAGTTCGCTGCGGATATGCGGAGCCAGGGCCTCGACTCGATCGGCATGCTGCAGGCCGTCGCGGGCATGACCGACAAGCAGCGCCAGCACTTCTTCGATATGTACAACACGGCCAACAAGGGGACGCAGGACTTGGCCGATGTGATCACGCACAAGCTGGTCCCCAAGTTCGACCTGATGATCTCGCGCCTCACGGCGATCGCCGTCAAGATGGGAGCGATCCCCGACCCGAGCGTGAACTTCTCGCAGGTGCTAGCGGGCCTCAACCAGGTGCAGCAGGAGGCCATGATCACGGCAGAGAAGCTCGCGCTCCTCGGGGCGGGGGGCGGCTCCTCGGGCCACTCGGGGAGCCACAGGCCGCAGGGCGCGCCGCCGCTCGGCGACAACAAGGGAGGGTTCTTCGGAGGGCTGGTCACGGACAGCGGCATCCGCCGGTTCGCTCGAGGAGGCTTCGCAGAGGACACGATCCCAGCCTGGCTCTCGGCTGGAGAGTTCGTCATGCGCCGCGCTGCAGTCAAGCGCATCGGCGTCTCTCAGCTGCGCGCCTGGAACGAGGGCGTGAGCGCTCCGGCTCCGATCATCGGGGCAGCGGTCGGCGGCCCGGCTGCGCCCGCCTCCATCAAGGTCCAGATACGCCCAGACCGGCGGCGCTTCGTGCGCGACCTCGACGAGGATTACCTCACGCGGGGCTGGTAGGCCGTGGCGACCTGGAGCCTCGACGCCTACGATCTGAACGGCGCAGTTCGCCAGGCGGGGCTGCCGTTCCGCTCGCTGCGATTCAGCTACGTCCTCAACAGCCCCGGCGTGATCGAGGCGCAGTTCTCGCTGACGAACTCGCTGGTCACGAAGACGAACCTCAAGGTTGCCGCTCGAGAGCTGCGCGTGCTGCGCAACTCGACCCTGGTCTGGGGCGGCTATCTCTGGGACGCCTCGGTCGAGCTGCGCGACTCGCTGAGGATCAGGGGAGAGGGCTACTTCTCGGCGCTGCGCCGCCGCTACGGCATGACCGACCTCATCTACGCCGACGTGGCTCAGCAGCAGATCGCCTGGAACCTCATCGCGGCTACGCAGGCAGAGCCGTCTGGCTCGCTGGCGCTGACGCAAGGCGCGCACGCAGGGGCTTCGATCACGCGGGATCGGGATTACTGCGCGATGGATCATGACGAGATCGCCGCCGCGATCGAGGAGCTGACGCAGCTGGACGACGGGATCGACTACGAGATCACGCCCAGCCCGGATAGCTCGGTGAACAAGAGCTTCAAGACGTACTACCCGCGCAAGGGATCGGACCTCTCCGGCTCAGTGACGCTGGATCAGTCCAAGCTCATGACGCTGACCTACGAGGAGATCGGCTCGCAGATCAACAGCCGCGTTCTCTCGATCGGCCAGGACGACTGCAACCCGCCCGAGGATGACCGAACGGACGCAACGGCGCTCTCGACCTACGGGCTGCTGCAGTCGATCGAGTCCGTCGACAGCGGGCAGCTGCGCGACGTGCGCGCTCATGGCAAAGAGGTCATCAAGCACACGGCGACTCCGCACTGGACCGCGCAGGCGACGTTCCCCGTTGGCACCAGCGGCGCGACGGCATGGGGCGCGTTCGTCGTCGGCGATCGCATCACGCTCTCCTCGAACCGCGGCCCCTCGGGCGGCTTCGGCAACTGGACCCAGGCAATGCGCGTGCTGGCGATCGACTACACCCTCGAGGGAAACCACGAGTGGTGCGCGATCACGACAGACTCGGTGTGGCCATGACCGACAAGAAGATCGCCATCGTCCACCACGGCGACGTGCAGCACTTTGCCGTGGAGGCCGACAAGCACAAGCGCCACAAGAAGCACCACCGGAAGCGGCCGTGCGGCAACCCGCCAGCGATCCCTGCCGGGGTCACGTTCACGGCTCAGGCAACCGAGGCGCGCACGCACCTGCGCTTCACCGGCAAGCTCAAGTGGACGCAGGTCACTCAGGACGAGCAGGGGCATGGCCTCAACATCAAGCGCTACGACACGCAGATCATCGCCTGCGACAACACAGGCGCGGCGGTCGAGAGCGAGGATGGGTTCCCGCGCGCGCGCATGGGGACGAAGGTGGACCTCACGAAGTTCGGGATCACCGACGTAGCTCTCGTCTCCGGCACGACCTACGAGTACACGCTGAACCGCAACCAGACGTTCGCGGTCGGGACAACGCTGGTCGTCGCAGGGATGAAGCCGACCGGCTACAACGGCGCCTATGCCGTGACCAACGTGCCGAGCGCCAAGAAGGTCCGGCTCAACATCGGCACGAACCCTGCCGCCGCCGCTGACTTCGGCGAGCTGCATGAGCAGTTCCACGCGCATTACCACGTGATCACCGAGGAGCTGCCGCGGCCCAAGACCTGGTACTGGAAGGCCCGCGTCCGAGCGGTAGACAAGGACGACTGCGCCGGGGACTGGAGCGCATGGACGACGCCGCTGCTGCCGTGGACGGGGGCTGATCCCGAGCCGCCGACGCCGACCTACACCGATCCTGGCGCGCTGACCTTCGATCGCAAGAACCGCTCGAGGCACCACAAGCTGCGCGCCCTGTTCACCTTCAACGATATGGCGCCCTGGGACGTCCCTGGAGGCGATCACGAGGACGACCTGGGCCACTACGAGGTTCAGATCGACCGCAGCGACGACGGCGCCGTCTGGGACGGGCGGCCCTATCCGAAGCAGGAGGTCAAGGCGCGGCGCAACGTCGGCTCCGCAGATGCCGACGACACCAGCGCGACCCGCACGGCGATCTTCCACGGCGGCTACATTCAGCGCCGCTACTGGTATCGCTGCCGCGTGCGCTCCTTCGATCGGTTCAACCGGCCGGGGGACTGGAGCGCCTGGTCTACGGCGGCCTTCCCGTTCGACGATACGCAGCCTCCGACGCCGCCGAGCGTGCGCATCTTTGACTCGGCAACAGACCGGGTCGTCCTCGACTGGGATGACCAGACGATCGACATTCCGGTGCGCGGCAGCTGGAGCGGCACCAGCGGCACGCCGACGCTGACAGGCACCGCAAGCCCGAAGGCGACGGTCGAGATCGAGCGAGGCTCGCTGGTCCGGGTCGGCGCAGGCGGCAACATCTACACGGTCAAGCACACCGGCTCGACGCCTGGCACGCCCTCGGACACGGTCTTGACGCTGACCGGCAACCTCTCGACCTCGCCCTCGGGGGCGCAGCTGTTCCTCGTTGTCGATGATCCTGACGTTGCGTTCTCCGAGGTTCAGATCGCGATGGCCTCGGGAGTGACCACCGGGTCGCCGGATCAGTACAACACGATCTACGCCAAGGATCGGACGCGCGGCAACCGCAAGGCCTTCAAGATCATCGACGCCGATCGGGGCAACACGTTCTACGGGCGAGTGCGAAACGTGGACGCCGCGTTCAACAAGTCGGCCTGGGTCGCTGGCAAGCTGACGGCGAACAGCTCGACCAGCGCGGGCGGCGACGGCGTGGTGATCGGCGCAGGCTCAGGCAAGACCAAGGTCGTGTGGTCCGTTCTCGGCCTGCTGCGCCCGATCCCCGAGGCCAGGACGCACGACTACGACATGGACGAGGGGCTGACGACCATCAAGGTCCGAGCGCGAGTCAAGACCGCTCCGGTCGCCGCGGGCATCGTCATCTCGATCTACAAGAACGCCGTGAGCATCGGCACCGTGACGATCGCGGCGGGAGCCAAGCGCGGCGTCAATGATGCGCTGACGACGACCTGGGTCGACTCCGACATTCTGTCGTACTCGATCGACTCTGTAGGGTCCAACTTCGCGGGACGGCACCTGACGGTCGTCCACGTGCTGAGGTAGGGGGAAGCGGATGGTAGCGAGAGTCGTAGCGGGGTTCGAGGCGCGAGACCTCTTGGAAGTCTTCGACCTGACCTCTCCCGGCGGCGGGGCGAACATACTCACCACGACCGGCCCCGGCCCGGCGGGCGACTGGTCGCAGGCCTACTACGGGACCGGCACGAGCAACGGGAAGGGATTCATCCCCGGTGCCTGCACCGAGGTCTACATGGCGTTCCGGCTGCTGTTCGGGACGACCCCGGTCGGTAGCGTCCTGCAGCTGCGCGACAGCGCCGCCGTCTCGATGTTCACTCTCGGTATCGACTCCTCCAACCGCGTCAAGGTCACCGACTCCAACGGCCTTGTCCTGACCGGCTCGACGGTTCTCGCTACGAGTGCATGGCACCTGATTGAGCTTCACGCGAAACTCGGCGGCGCGGGCACGGGCATCATCCAAGTCCGGCTCGACGGCTACGTCTCCAACGAGCCGGGTCTGGACAACACCACGACCGTCGACACGCAGGCGGGGACGGGGGCCGAGTTCGCGCAGTTCGACTTCGGTAACGGCATCGGAAACGGGTTCTACCTGGACGACATCATCATCTATGACACGACCGGAGGTATCAACGACACCTGGGTCGGGGATTGCGGGGTCTACCCGCTGCCGCCTGACGGCGACGCTGCCGCTTCGATTCAGTGGCTCCGCGACGCCGCGACGTACTCGACGTATGACACAGAGGTCATCACCAACGGCTCGGCTCCCTGGGCCGCGTTCCGCTTGGACGAGACGAGCGGCACCGTGGCCGACAACGCCGAAGGCACCGCAGCGCGGGACGGCACCTACGAGTCGCCGTCGTCCCTCGGGACGGTCACGAACCGGACCAACATCCGCGCGGCAGACAAGGCCGTCCTGTTCGCCGGATCGGGCGACGTCCTTCTGGCCTCGGGGTCGATGAACCTGGCGAGTGCGACCGACACGATCAGCGTCGAGACGTGGATTCAGATGACGGCCGGAGGCGCGGCTACTCAATGTGTGTGGTCGGGGCGCAACTCGGCGTCCGCCAACGGCGCGATTCACCTCAACATCACGAACGGCAACCGCTTCGACTTCTTCACGCGGGACTCCGCGAACGTGGGGTCACAGACGATCCAGGCCACCTGGACGAGCCATGACATGCGAGGCTGCGGCCACTGGCACCACGTCGTCTGCACCCGCGATGCGACCAAGACCAAGCGCATCTACGTCGACGGCGTGTTGCTGGGCGGGCCGACTGCCGACACGATGGGGACCGGGACCGGCACGATGGACTGGTCTTACATCGCGCGAGATCGGCAGGACGCCAACTTCTTCGCGGGC